ATTAGCAGGTGAAAAAGCAGTTTGTGTTACGGGCGACGTACCGCATGAGGAAAGAGAGACGATCATAGATGAAATCAAGCATACTAATAAGAACATTTTATTCGGCACTCAAAGTATTTTTAGCGAAGGTATTAGCGTTGATGTCCTTAGTTGTCTTATTCTTGGTACTCCTATTAATAATGAGCCCCTCCTAACTCAGTTGGTAGGTCGAGTCATTCGAAAGAGAGAGGGCAAGGTGCAGCCAGTAATAGTAGATATACAACTAAAAGGTAATACTGCTAAAAGGCAGGCATCTAACCGAATTGGTCATTACATGAAAGAAGGCTACGAGATAACGTACATTTAAAGAAAAATAGTTCTTGACAATCCCTTAATTTTTTGGTATAATAATGTTCTTATTTAATTGGAAAAAGATTTACGAAGAGGCGCAGGGTAGTTCAGTCGCCGTCTTAGAGATCATAGAAATGGTATACTATAAAAAAGTACCATACAACAAATACGATTCTCTTTATAAATATAGAGACGTAAACTTTTCAGGGGACTCTTTCCTACTAGAGCCTGGAATTCTTTTGGAGATGTCCTTCAGATATGACCCTAAAGAAGTAGCAGTATATATCGCTTTGGCAGCTAGACGTAAGCTGTCTGATCATATTGCTTTTGGTAGAAAAACTTTGAGTGTACGTCACGCTCCCAACTTAATCAATCATATAGAAAACAATAGACTACTTTATATTAAAGATGGACAAATCCATTTTGTATATGAAGAAGCCCAACGGAGAAGATAACAATGGCACTATCATTTAACAAACAAACTGGCGGAGCACAGAAAAGCTCTAACAACTCTTACAAGTACGTAGATGGCGATAATAAAGTTCGCATAGTTGGCGATATTCTTGCGCGCTACGTATACTGGATCAAAGGTGAGAACGATAAAAACCTACCTCTAGAATGTTTATCATTCGACCGAGACCAAGAAGCATTCACTAACAAAGAAAAAGATTGGGTTCGTGAGTATTACCCAGATCTTAAGTGTGGCTGGTCATATGCTACTCAGTGTATCGACGCTAAAGATGGCCAAGTTAAAGTATTAAACTTAAAGAAGAAGTTGTGGGAACAGATAATTACTGCAGCTGAAGACTTGGGCGATCCTACAGATGTAGCAACGGGTTGGGATGTTTGCTTTAAGCGAGTAAAGACAGGTCCTTTAGCATACAATGTTGAATATCAACTACAAGCCCTTAAATGTAAGCCTCGCGCTTTAGAAGATGACGAGTTAGCAGCCATCAAAGATCTTAAATCAATGGATCTAGTAATGGCCCGACCTACTCCTGATGCTCAGAAAGAATTACTTGACCGAGTACGTAAAGGTAGCGAAGATAATGTAGACGAGTCTTTGGAAGATGAATTTAAAGTAGGATTTTAAATTAGTATGATACTATTTACAGCAGATTGGCATATTAAACTGGGACAGAAAAATGTTCCAGTTGACTGGGCGAAGAATAGATACTCTCTATTCTTCAAACAGGTTCATGAGTTGGAAAAAGAATGTAACATGCACATCATTGGAGGCGACCTATTTGATAGGTTGCCAACAATGGAAGAATTAGAGTTGTACTTTCTGTTTATTAGAAAGGTGAGTATACCAACGATAATCTATGATGGTAATCATGAAGCAACTAAGAAGCATAAAACTTTTTTCACCAACTTAAAGAAGGTGAGCAAAGATATAAACCCTTTAGTAACAGTGATAGATATATCCTACATAGATGATGATCTAGGTTTTGGTATACTTCCTTATGCAGACTTGCATCGTAAAGGTATTATTGACCATTTTGACGCTTCCCAACCCTTATTTACCCATGTGAGAGGAGAGATACCTCCCCATGTTAAGCCAGAGGTAAATCTAGATATGTTTGAAGATTTTCCTGTTGTATTTGCAGGTGACTTGCACTCCCACAGTAATACGCAAAGAAATATAGTGTATCCAGGCAGCCCAATGACTACTTCATTTCATAGAAATAAAGTAGAGACAGGTTACTTACTAATTTCCGAGCACACCTGGGAGTGGTTGTGGTACCCTTTCAAGCTGCCTCAGCTACTAAGAAAAACTGTAACCAGTACAGAAGAAATGGTAGCTACTCCATATGATCATACGATATATGAGGTAGAAGGAGACATGCAAGACTTAGCAAACGTAGAAGACTCCACATTGCTAGATAAGAAAGTAGTAAAACGAAGTACAGAAGCAACATTAGTTATGGACAAAGATATGACTATAGAAGAAGAATTAGCTGAGTACTTAACGTATATACTACAAATACCCGAAGAAAAAATATCAGATATTATAGGAACCTACAATGATTACTCTCAAAAAGCTCAAATGGGATAACTGCTTTAGCTACGGTAGTGGAAACGAGTTGAATCTCGCAGATAATACCGTAACTCAGATCATTGGTACTAACGGAATGGGGAAATCCTCCATTCCGTTAATTATAGAGGAGGTGTTATATAACAAAAACTCTAAAGGTATCAAAAAAGCAGACATACCTAATAGATACGTAAATGACGGATATAGTATATCACTAGAGTTCAGTAAAGGACCAAATGAGTACATTATATCTGTTAGTAGAAAAGGTAGTATCAAAGTTAAGTTAGTAGAGAATGGAGATGATATATCTAGCCATACGGCTACTAATACGTATAAAACCTTGCAGGAAATAATGGGAGTAGACTTTAAAACCTTTTCCCAGTTAGTGTACCAAAATACCAATGCGAGTTTACAGTTTCTTACGGCTACCGACTCTAACAGGAAGAAGTTCCTAATAGACTTATTGCATTTAGAAGAATATCTAGAACTATTTGAGATATTCAAAGCTGCGTCAAGGGATTCAGATACCTTAATTACTGGAGCTAGTGCTAAAATAGCAACTATTGATCGATGGCTTACAAACAATAAATTGACCGATAGCAACATACTTCCAATAGTAAATATTGAAATTGATACAGAAGAAGACGAGAAGCAATTAAGTATTTTATTATCTGAAATTAGAAATATATCAGAAAATAATAAAAAAATTATAAAAAATAATGGATTAATTGATGTACTCAAAAGCCTTGATTTACAAAAAGCAGTACAAGAAGCACCAGGAGATAAAGTTCCTGTTGCAGAGCATAAAGAAGCTCTTTATGTTTTAAAAGCTAAGCGTCTACAGGCAATAAAAGCTTTAGAAAAGATAACAAAGTTAAAAAGTAGCTGCCATGTATGTGAGCAGCCTATTAATGAAGAGTTTAGACGTGACTTAATCTCTGCTGAGATCGGACAGAGAGACCAGTGCGATATAGAAATAGAGATACTAGAGGGTGTAATAGAGGGCGCTAACTTTAGAAATCAAAAAGTACAAGAAGCCTTGGACTTAGAAAAACAATGGGCAGATACCTTCAGATCTATAGATAGAAGTCTTCCTATACGCATTCAAAACGAAGATGAGCTAACTCAGAAAGCAGAAGATCTTAGTGTTAGATTAAAAGTAAAAAGAGAGGAGATTAGGCTTCTCACAGAACAGAACACTGAAATAACAAAAAGAAATACTAGAATACAGGTTATACAGGAGCAGACCCAGGAGTTCGTAACACAACTAGGAGAAGCAACTAAGACCTTAAACCAGCACAGACAGTTAGATTCTAACCTTGAGGTACTAAAGAAATCTTTTAGCACCAACGGTTTACTAGCTTACAAAATAGAAAATCTAGTAGTAGAGCTAGAGGTAGTCGCCAACACTTACCTTGCGGAGCTTTCAGATGGTAGGTTTACATTAGGCTTCAATGTGCAAAAAGATAAGCTCAATGTAGAAATCACAGATAATGGTAACATAGTAGACATTCTTGCTCTATCTTCTGGAGAGTTAGCAAGAGTAAATACTGCTACACTTATTGCTATACGTAAACTTATGAGTAGTATTTCAAAGTCAAAAATTAATATACTTTTCCTGGACGAAGTTATTAATGTATTGGATGATACGGGTAGAGAGAAAATGGTAGAGCTCCTCATTAAAGAGGACGAGCTGAATACTTATGTAGTATCCCACGGATGGACACACCCTCTGTTAGATAAGATAGAAGTAATCAAAGATGGAAGTGTGAGTAAATTAGAATGGTAGATTCAAGAGCAAAAGGTGCAAGAGGTGAATACTTAGTACGAGACATGTTACGAGAACATACGGGACATAAATTTGAAAGGGTGCCTGCCTCCGGCGCTCTAGAGTACTTAAAAGGGGATCTATATGTTCCCCGAGAGGCAAATAAGTATTGTATAGAAGTAAAAAACTATGCAGAGTCTCCTTTAACAGATAGACTGTTTACACAAGAGAAGACTAATAATCTTATTCGTTGGTGGAAAAAAGTAGTACAGCAAGCACAAGGTGGAGAACAAGAGCCTATGCTATTTTTCAAGTATAATAGGTCAAAAGTCTTTGTAGTAGTAGATGAACTGCCTAAACATACTAAATATATCCATGTTAGTTGGCTAGGGTGCTACGTTATGTTAGCCGAGGACTGGCTAACACAGGAGGAGATACACTTTATCCATGAGACGACAATTACTAAGAAATAGTTTTTCTACATTAAATAGAAGGAAACAAATAATGGCATTTAGTTTTTTAAAGAAGTTTGAAAAAGAGGCGGGGTCAACGCTAGTGATAGATGCGTTAAACTTAGCATTTAGATGGAAGCATAACGGAAAGACCGATTTTGTACAAGAGTACATAGGAACAGTACAATCATTAGCTGCTTCATATAACTGTGAGAAGATCATAATCACAGCAGACCAAGGATCCTCTTCATATAGAAAGAATCTTGATCCTGGCTACAAGATGAATCGGAAAGAGAAGTATGCTGAACAAACAGAAGAAGAGGCAGCAGCTTTTAAACTATTTTTTCAAGAGTATGAAAAAACGCTTGCAGCTTTGGAAAATATGTACCCTGTACTACGTTACGATGGTGTAGAGGCGGATGATATTGCAGCTCACCTAGTAAAGTTTAAAGGTCATTATGGGCTAGACAAAGTATGGCTAGTATCTAGTGACCGAGATTGGGACTTACTTATCAGTGATACAGTATCTCGATTCTCTTATGTGACACGAAAGGAAGTTACTAAAGCCAATTGGAGAGACCACTACGATGTATCTATCGAAGAGTATATCTCTCTTAAATGCCTAACTGGAGATAAAGGGGATAACGTACCAGGTATTCCAGGTGTAGGCCCAAAACGTGCTCAAGGTCTAATCGAGCAGTTTGGTAGTGCTATGGATATTTATGACGCTACTCCTTTGGCGGGGTCATACAAGTATATACACAATGTAAACTTACACGCAGAACAGATACTAAAAAATTACGAACTAATGGATTTACTAACATATTGCGATGAAGCAATAGGCGTCGATAACATAAACGACATCGAAGGAAAACTAATACATGAAGATTGATTATAACAGAGATAACTACCTGTCAGAGTTTAGTATAAAAACACTGCAAGATAGATACTTACTAGAGGGCGAAAACTCCCCTCAAGATGCGTTTGCTAGAGCTGCCACTGCCTTTTCGGACGATGAAGCACACGCACAAAGATTATATGACTATGCTAGTAAACTTTGGTTTATGTTTTCTACTCCTGTTCTTAGCAACGGTGGCAGTAAACGTGGTCTACCTATTAGCTGCTTTTTAAACTTTGTAGAGGATAGCAGGCAGGGTCTTACAGGTCATTATACGGAGAATGCGTTTCTTTCTTCTGTTGGAGGCGGTATAGGCGGTTCGTGGAGTGCTGTTCGTAGTGTTGGATCTAAAACCTCTGCGGGGTCAGAGAGTACTGGAGTAATTCCATTTATTAAAGTAGTTGACGCAGAGATGTTAGCTTTTTCACAAGGTGTCACAAGAAGAGGTAGTTATGCAGGTTATTTGGAAGTCAATCACCCAGAGATTGAGGAGTTTTTGGATATTCGTAAACCAACTGGAGGCGATGTTAATAGAAAATCTGTTAATGTTCATCATGGTGTTGTGGTTGGCGATGACTTTATGAAAATAATCGAACAAGCCACTCTTATAGAAGGCTTCGACGATTCCTGGGATCTAGTAGATCCTCATAGTGGTAAAGTTACGAAAACTGTATCAGCGAAGACACTTTGGGTTAAACTTATCCAAAATCGTGTTGAAACTGGGGAACCTTATATTATGTTCAAAGATACGGTTCAGGACGCTTTACCCCAATTTCAGAAAGATTTAGGGCTACAGGTGCACCACTCAAATTTATGCTCTGAGATAACACTTGCGACAAGTGCAGAACGTACTGCAGTTTGTTGCCTATCGAGCGTCAACCTTGAAGAGTACGACGAGTGGTGCGACAACGATCAGTTCATTCCTGATTTAGTACGAATGTTAGATAATGTTTTAACTTACTTTATTGATAACGCACCTGATGAGCTTTACCGAGCAAAGTTAAGTGCAGAACGTGAAAGAAGTATCGGTTTAGGTGCAA